TAAACAAAAATACTCTAAAAAAAATTAACATGAAGCTAGAATATTTAGTAATACATTGCACAGCTACACCAGAGGGAAGGGAAGTTACAAGCGAAGAAATTAACCGCTGGCATACTAACCCAAAATCAAAAGGTGGGCGTGGTTGGTCTCGTGTAGGGTATTCTGAACTAATCCATTTAGATGGAACTATTGAAACGTTGATTGATTACGACGATAATAACTTTGTTGAACCTTGGGAGATTTCAAACGGTGCAAGGGGTATTAATTCAAAGTCAAGACATATTGTATATGTAGGCGGTACGGATAAAAACGGAAAACCTAAAGACACCAGAACACCAGAGCAAAAAGAAGCCCTAGAAATGTATGTAAAAGCTCACACTACATTACAGCCACAATGGAAAATAGCAGGGCACAATCAATTTGCGGCAAAAGCCTGTCCTTCATTTGATACTATTAAATGGTGCAAGTCAATAGGTGTTAAGGATAAAAACATTTACAGTAAATGAAAAGCTATGTTTTAATAATTATAGTAATGCTTTCTTCATGTTCTATGAATCACCATTTAACTAAAGCGGTTAAGAAAGGGTACAAGGTCGAAATGGTCACAAAAGAAGTACGTTTAATCGATACGTTAACTATTAACGGTAAAGAATCGATAATTGAAAGACTTGTTAAAGTTGATTGTCCTGAGCCAGCGATTGAAACCAAATGGAAAACTAGGTTCGATTTAAGACGATTTAACGATAGTTTAAAACATTACAGACAAATCTATTCAGACAGCTTAGATAACGCCTTAAAAACGCTTAAACAGCAAAAGAAGAATGATAGAGTAAACAATAAGCTGACTAAAAAACTAGCGAAGTATAATAAACAGATACAAAATACAGCAAAACGTCAAGAAAATAAGCGTTCTTTATGGTGGTTGTGGCTAATTATCGGCTTCGCTTTAAACTTTATTTTTAAATTTATTTTAAGATTTTACGGAATAATTAAATAATTTAGTTATATTTGAATCGGAAGCTTTGGCGAGCTGAATAACCTAAAAAAGTTTTTTTCATAGTTTAATTTTTTAACCCCTTGCTTATGTGAGGGGTTTTTTTGTTTATGTTGTATATTTTTATATCTTTACGAAAACTAAATAAATAAAATTATGAGTTTAAAAAGAAAACGTTTATTTTATGACATCGAGACAAGTTTTTGTGAGGGCCACTTTTGGAGACCAGGTTACAATCAAACAATCTTACCGCACCAAATAATTAACTATGCTCAAATAATTTCTGTTTCTTGGAAGTGGGAAGGTTCTGACAAAGTAGAGCATTTAGATTGGGGGTTAAAAAAGCAATGCGACAAACAACTAGTAAAGAAGTTTATTAAACAACTAGACAAAGCTGACGAGATAGTCGCTCATAACGGTGATAGATTCGATATTAAATGGATTCGTACGAGAGCAGTTTTTCACGGGTTAGAAATGAAACACACTTACAATTCTATTGATACATTAAAACTTTGTAAGAAGTATTTAAACCTACCTAGCAATAAACTAAGCGAAGTAGCGAAGTATTTTAAAGTACAAAACAAACGTGATGCAGGAGGTATTGAAACATGGACAAAAATCGTATTCAATAAAGACCAAAAAGCACTTGACCATATGCACTATTATTGTGATGGTGACGTAGAAACACTAGAACAGGTTTACGAGAAGTTACAACCGTACGTGCGACCAAATATGCACTATGCAGTGTTAAGAGGTGGCGAAAAGTATGAGTGTCCGAACTGCGGAAAGTTACCACACTATAAACAACAATATACAACAGCAGCAGGAACAGTGCAACATTACTTACAATGTTCTGACCGTAAAGAGTGTAAAACGTTGTTCAAGGTTAATAATAAGACTTATATGGATTACTTACAATTTAAAGTTAGAAGCAACATAAAGAAATAACCATTATACCCGACAAGGTGAAGCCGTTGCAGAAATGTAGCGGTTTTTTTTCGTGCTATAACCCCTATAAACCCTAGAAACTTAAAAATAAATATATATTTTTCACTAAAAGCCATTGTCAATCCAAACAGTTGACGTATATTTGAAGTGTCAACAACGACAAACAACAATTAAAAAATAGAAATTATGAAAAGTTCAACACAAATCAAAACACAATTAAACGATTTAAACAGTAGATTAAATAAAGCGGTAGCTAAAGCAGATAGGGTTGCATTGACAGATAATGTAGCACGTTTGAACGATTGCAATGCTAAAGTTGACCTTTTAAACTCTCAAATAGATATGTTATTATGGTGTTTAGGTTTTAACGATTAAAAATTAAAAGAAAAAAAATAAATAAACAATTATGAAACACGCACAAAGAATAGAAGCAGCAATCCAACAAATCAGAAGAGAGCTTGGTTGCAAAAACGAGATGTACTCACCAGCGCAAAACGATGATTATTGGAAAGCGGTACAGAAAGCAGAGAAAGACTTCGATGTAAGCGGAGTGAAGTTAGATAGAGTTATTCAATGTTTAATCAAGTAGTTATGACGATTTATTCAGTAGATGGAGAGTTTTATTTAGACTACGACCTAGCATTATTAAAAACACTAGGAACGCACTTAGTAGTTAAGAGCCACGAAGTAAATACAACAACAGGAATCGAAGCGCACAACTTCGAAAAGGAAAACGTAGTAATCGCAGCAGACGATGAAGAGTTTAACGTTGACTTTGAAATGAGAGAGGTTTACCACGATGAATGGGAGGCTTACGACATAAGCGTTGAGGGTGTTGAAATCGATAAGACAGGATTAAGCGAAGAGTTTAAGAAAGATATTATAAACGAATGTGAGTTAATCGCAGATAAAAGAAACAGATAGTTATGAAACTTAGAGAGATAAAAAAAGAAATAGTCAAAAACATTTTTGTAAGTGTTGGTTATGAGTGCGATATTTGCGGAGTTAAAACTGATAAGGTTTCGCTTCCTGATACGTGGCATGAACTAACACATTCACATAATGGCTGGGGTAATGATAGTTGTGACTCGGTAGAGACTTTTCATGTATGCTCACCATCATGTTACGTTGAACAAGTAAAATCATCAATTAGAGAGGTTGGAGGATATAGCAATTCTGAGATTGGAGAGTTTACAGGTGAATTTATGATTGAATTAGTGAAATTATTTAAACAGTAATTATGAAACAATCAGATAAAGTTTGGCTTTCAATCATAGCCATAACAATATTAACTTTATGCTTCTTTGTAAGTCATAAGTTTCCAGAAGAACCACAGAGAGATAACGGATTAATAACAGTTGATTACGAATCACAGAAGTACTAGATATGAAACTAAGAGATAAAATAGAAAAGGCTTTCACGTTTAAAAGTGAATTGTCAGAGTTAGAGAATGTTTACGTAAAAACAAAGACGGTAGACGCAAATAAAGGCGCAACGTTTAACGAGAGAGTAGAGAGCCTAAGAGAGTTTAAAGAAGAAAGATTAGAACAGTTAACATTATGGAAAGACTAAGAAGATACATACAAGAAGAAAACCTAGATACTAAATCACGAAAGAGAGAATTAGTCTATCAAAGGTTTTATATTTACAAATACTTAAAAGAAGAAAACTCTCATAATTCACTGGCTTGGATTGGTCAGGAGTTCGGGCGTGACCATGCTACGGTTATACACGGCCTTAGAGAGTACGAAAAATACAAAGACGATAGATTGTTCTTAGAATACACTAAACAGGTCAGAGAACTATTCCCAATAGGCGAAGAGTCAACAGGTGTTACACATTCAACGCTAATGTTTCAAATTTTAGCACAACAAAATAGAAGATTAGTAGTTATTTAAGTATAAATTGATTATATTTGTACTAACGAAGCGTCGGAAACTTCAATAGAAATTTATTTTAGAGCTGTTAATTTTGGTTGTCCGACGCACCAATTTTAACGGCTCTTTTTATTTACTAATAGTTTATCGGTAACTAAAAACCGTTATTATTATGGCTAATATTAAGCTAATATTTAGAGGTTCAGAAGAATCTAAATTCACAGAAAACACAGAACTAGAATGTTTTGTAAATGTTGAAAACGAAATTACAATTTCTATTGATGATGGACATGACCAATATCCAAATATCATATCTTTAGATGTTTCTACAGCTATAAAGCTAGCTAAGACACTTAGAACTCATATAAACACTATAAAAGCGTAGATATGAATCAAGGATGGATAAAGCTCCATAGGGGGTTATTAGATTGGGAGTGGTATGATGATGTAAATACTAAGATAGTGTTCTTACATTTGATTTTAAAAGCTAATCATAAGGAAGTAAAGTATAGAGGGGAAACTATAAAAGTAGGTTCTTTGCTTACTGGTCGTGAATTATTATCTAAAGAAACAGGGTTAAGTGTGCAACAAATTAGGCGTGCAATTTCCAACCTAGAAACAACCAGAGAAATAACCACTAAAAAAAGTAGGAAAGGTACTGTTGTTCAGATAGTTAAGTACAAAGATTATCAAGTAGCAACCAGTAAAACAACCACAAAACAACCACAAAACAACCAGAAAGCAACCACTAACAAGAATGATAATAATGATAATAATGAAAAGAATGTTGTTTATAGACGGTTTGCTCACTTGTCAATTTCAAGCAATGAAGTAGAATCTTTAAAAGAGCATTGGAACATAAACCAAATAAACGATATTTTAGATAGGATTCAGAACTATGCTAAGAATAAAACATATACAAGTTTATATCTTACGTCTCGTAATTGGTTGAAACGTGATTTTCCAATAGTAGACCATAAACAAAAAAGCCTTACAGTAGAGGAAGAGTTGGAAGCGGATAGGGTTAAAATAGCTAAAATTAAATCACAGCAGTAATGGACATAATCAAAGAAGAAGAGATTAGAGAACGTTTAATGAACTATTATTCAGATGGTGGAGGCAATACCCATTATGTAGGATATAAGTCATTAGCGAAGCACTATAGCATTGTAGAGGGTAGTTGTACTGATTGGACTGGATATGCTGGAAGCGGAAAAACAGAATTACTTTTAGATTTACTTAAAAACTGTTCTAGGTATTATAGACATAAACAACTAATTCACATGCCTGATGCTGGTACGGTTGAAGAGGTTGTAGGTCATTTGATTCATAAGTTAAGCGGTAAACAGTTTGATGAGTTCTATTATGATGGAGAAGGTAACAGAGTTTTAATAGAAAATAGAGTCTCAGAAGATGAAGTAAATCATTACTTACCGATAGTTTTAGAGTTTTTCAAGATACTAGACCCTAAAAAAGAAACTAATTCTAAAGCATTAACCCCAAAAGAGTTTTGGCAGTTCGCAGTGGATAATAAAAAAGAGTTAGGTATATTTTCAGCGGTTATTGATTCATGGAATTACATGAGGCATGACACACAAGGATTCGCACGAGAGGATAAATGGTTAGAAGATACTTTAAGTTTTAGGAATGAACTTGCGGAACGTTCAAAGATGCACTTTCATACGGTAATACACCCGACTAAGGCACGTAAAGATAAAGATGGCAACACTATATCTCCTGATATGCACAGCTTAAAGGGTGGCAGTGAGTGGTCTAACAACGGCAAAAGTATAATCATAGTTGACAGGGATTTCGATAGTAACTCTAGTACAATTATAGTAGCAAAAGCAAAACCAAAGATTGTTGGTATTCGTGGTGTAATATCTTTAAAGTACGATGTTAAGACAGGTCAATACTATGAATTTGTAAACGGTCAAAGGATAGAAGCAGCACCACTTGAAAAACCAGTTTCAAATAAAATCAGCGTATTAGGCGAGGATTTCTAATTATTTATATATATTTACAAGAAAAACGTGCGCAAAGCAAGAAAAACGTGCGCAAATTGAACTTATGATAACATTTGAAAAAGAAACAGATGTACATTGGAAAGTACTTCGCTACGGTTCACCCATTGGAAGTATTGGAGTTAATAAACGCTCTCTAAGGGTTTATATCGGAGACGTTGATACAT